CCATAGCAGGAGCGCTGCCGCAGCGATGGCTCAGATCTCACCGAGCACTGTGTCGGCGTGGGTGCGTCGCGCTCAAAAGAACCCCACCCATGTGCTGTATCCATGGTTTCTGCATGAGATTCAGCGAAGCGAAGGCGTTGGCGAGAGCCTCTTCGCCAACATCGTCATCAGAGAGGCGACCGAGAAGCACAACTGGCGCGCTGCCATGTTTGTGCTACAGAAGCGTTACAAGTGGACAGGTCAGCCCGAAATGGATAACGAGATAGCCCATGAGCGGCAGAAGGCTCAGCTTCATAAGGTTAAAGCCGACACTGCTCTGGTAGAAGAGCGCACGCGGGTGCTCAAAGAGGGCGGCGAAGAGGTTGTTTTGGATCGGCTCCGAGACATCCTCGGCGAGGTGCGTGAAGAGATGAAGCCGAAGGATGGCAGCGCCCCTGAGTCGGTTAACTAATCACGAGGATGAGCTGCGCCGTTGCGCTGCGGACTTTCGCTACTTCTGTCGCTATCTGAAGATAGTCGATAAGAAGGCGACGCTCATCACGTTCCAACTCAACGAGGCCCAGCAAGACCTCCTCAACGCCATCGAGGAGAACCCCTGGGTCTTCGACCTCAAGGCCCGTCAGCTGGGCGGCACCACTGGTGTAGCTGCTTACGCCTTCTGGCACGCTTACTTCAGGCCCCACTTCAGGGTGGGCGTTATGGCGCAGAGTCGTGAGAGCGCTGAGCAGATCTTTGAGATCTATAAGCGGTTCTACGACAACCTGCCGAAATGGATGGTGTTTCCCACGGAGAAGTCCAACGTCCGTGAGCTGCTCTGGTTCCACGGCGGGATGGTCAGGGTGTTCACCGCCAACACGCAGTCGGCTCGCGGCACGACGTATAACTTCCTGCACTGCTCGGAGTTCGCGTTCTACTCAGACGTTGAGCGCACCATCCAGTCTGCGTTCCAGACCGCCACGCCTGACGCTATTGTGGTCATGGAGACCACAGCCAACGGCCTGAACTACGCTCACGACCTCTGGGCCGGCGAGAACGGTTACAAGAAGGTCTTCTTGCCGTGGACCAAGGCGAAGGAATACTCGCTTAAAGATCGACCGCAGGGCCTCGGCACCACCATCCCGGCGAAGTGGCGTGAGTACGCCGATGAGCACAAGCTGTCGAAGCAGCAGCTGTTTTGGGCGTTCCACACCTACCGAACCAAGTGTGGCAGCAACTGGCAGACGTTTCACCAGGAGTATCCCGCCACCAGCGAGATGGCCTTCATCACGTCAGGTGAGCAGTACTTCAGCGTCGTCTTTCCGCACGTCAGGGCCAAGTCTGGCTACCAGCGTTACGCTGAGCCAACGAAGTATCACGTCTACGCGATGGGCGTGGACACTGCGTCCGGGTCACCCTCAGGCGACTACTCGTCCTTTTGCGTGTTGGACATCACCGACAAGGAGCGCCCGCGTTGCGTCAGCACTTACTACGTAAGGATCTCACCAAGCGAGTTCTCAGCCAGGGTCCACAAGGAGGCCAAGGAGTGGGACGCGCTGGTGGTGGCGGAGTCCAACTCGTACGGACTAAGCATTATCGAGCATCTTATCGGCGAGGGTTACGCAAACCTTTACCGTAGGACGCAGTTCGACAAGATGGCCAAGCGGTGGAAGGAGGAGTTGGGCTTTGTGACCACTGTGGCCACGCGACCCGTCATCCTTGCGCGCCTGCACAAGTTTGTTTCCGAGGAGCGCTTGGCCATCAACGACGACCGAATGAAGGCCGAGATGAACACGTTCGTCTACGACAGCAAGGGCAAGCCGCAAGCCGATCGAGGCAAGCACGACGACATGGTATTCGCCTGGGCGCTTGCCTTGGCCGGTATCGATCAGATAGAGGCCGTTCGAGAAGAGAAACTATCCAAGCGCCCGTCATCATTGCGCGAGTTGTTGGCATACGAGAGAGCAACGGGTAGGATCTTCCAAGATCAGTGGGTAGCGGATGAAGAGGACTGCCTCGATATCCTCTCCCAACCACAACTCGTGCGAGAGCACGTCAACCCCGCCAAGATTCCACGGCGTTAAAAGGAGTTAGAGATGAGCTTTCTAAGCGAAGAGAAAACCGCAGAGCTTTACAAAGAGCTGGAAGGCGGCATTGGCGAGGGAGGCTCGATTGCGTCTTCGATCCCAGACGTAAAAGAGGAGATCGAGACCGCACCTGCGGTCGAAGAGAAGGCAGAGGTTGAGACCAAGACGCCGGAAGTGCCGGACGTTGAGGTTGAGGCCAAAGCCGAAACCGGCAAGAGCGAGGAGCAGTCAGATACCTCAGCGTCAGACGGTAATGCTGAGGAGGAGTCTGCCCCACCGGGCCACCGCGTCCCGTATAAGCGGTTTAAGAGCGTTCTTGAGGCGCGCAATCAGTACAAGTCAGAGGCTGATGACCACCGCGCCCAGATGGATGCCTACGAGAAGCAGATGGAGTTGATGCGGAACGAGATGTCCGCGATGCGAAATCTGCAACCCGCCACGCCGGTTGAGAGCCATGTTGATCCTATCGATGCCGAACTCGACAGGCTTCTCGCTGGACAGACCGACCTGCCGCAGGAGGTGAGACAGCAAATCACCGCCATGGAGGCCAGGCTGCACCAGCAAGAAGTCCACGCCGAGCGACAGCGCCTCAGGCACGAAGTGGCCGGGGTCGTGGGGAGCCACGACGAACGACTTCACAAGGATATCCAACAGGTTCTCTACAGCGCCGTTCAACGTGATCCGAACGCGGACTTGAATCGCGTGGCTGAACAGTACGTGGCCTGGTTGGCCCAACGTGAGGAAGAGGCGATTGCCCGATACCTCAAGGTCAACCCAGATGCCTCCATCGAGGAGGTTGCAGAGGCCGCTGGTGGGACTACGTCGGGCGTTCCTAGTCGACCCAAACGGGCCGGCACGGGGGCGTCCAGCGTAGCCACAGCCGCAGACAAGCAAGGCTTCGGCTCGATCACAGAGGGCTCAGAAGCCCTCCTGAGCGCCCTGAAAAAGGGCACGCTCAACCTCTTCGGCTAACAGGAGTTAGAAAATGGCGGAAGCCACAAGAACTACGCTCGATGCGATTTTGAAGGACTACTACATTGGTCCTCTACAAGAGCAATTAAATCAAGAGGTTATGGTTCTCAACTTGTTTGAGAAGGCCAAGATCTCGTGGGCAGGCAAGCAGGGCGTCGTGCCCGTGCATGTCGGACGCAATACTGGCGTCGCATTCAAGGCTGAGTCAGCACAGTTGGAGGCCGCTGGAACGCAGACCACCAAGCGCCTGACCTTCGAGGCGGCCTACCTCTACGGTCGGTTCCAGGTGACTGGTCCGGCGATTGCGTCGGCTGCCAAGGGCGGAACGGCTAGCTTCGTTGGCGCTCTCGAACTTGAGATGGACAAGCTCAAGGACGATGTTCGCAACAAGGCTGATCGCACGCTCACAAGCGGTGGTCGCGTCGTTGGGTTCCTCAACCAGCACAAGACCGAGGGTGCCGCTGCCACCTGGGATTTCCGAGGTGACTTTGCGAAGATTGCCGCAGCGTACAACACCATGGGAGGCAACATCGACATCGCTGTCGTTGACTGCTCCAACGACACCCTGACCGGTGACACGGTGACCTACGAGTTCATCACGACTTTGGCGGCCATCGACATCACCCACGCCGGGTTCAACCCCTCGGCTGGCACGATTCGCCTCACCAATGCGCTCGACACCAGTGGTGTTGCCGATGGCGCAGCCTGTGCGCTGGTTATCAGTGACACGTCGTCGGCCGCACTGAACGCAATCCTCGATGAGGAGCCGATTGGCATCTACGGCAACCTCGGTTACGTGAGCCTCTTCGGGGTCGACCGTGGCTCGGTGGATGGTACTGCGATGGAGCTTCAGTCGGTTATCATCAACATGGACTCCGACAACTCTGGCAACGGCGATGCCGAGGCGCTCACGCTTGAGCGCATGCAGGAGATAATCGATGGCATCAACGTCACCAGCGGCCAGGATATCGACCTCATCCTCATGAACCCGATCATGCGGGCGAAGTACACCGCGCTTATCAGCGGCAACATCTTCAAGCCCGTCGAGAAGGCGACTACCGGTGATGGTGGCTTCCTGGGCCTGTCGTATGCCGGTGTTCCGATCAAGAGCGCCCGTCACGTCGACAACGGCTTGATGATCTTCATGAACACCAAGTGCTGGAAGCTCGCGGTGCTTGAAGATGGCAAGTTCGCGGACCTCGACGGAAGCGTTCTGTCGCGGGTTTCGGACTACGACAGTTGGGAGGGTTTCTACAAGTGGTACTACAACCACTACTGCTACCGCCCCAACGCCAACGGCGTCTTGACTGGCGTGACGCTCTAGGTGTGATGTGGCGATTCTCCACGACATCCTGCTTCTTGCCCTCCTTGTTGGCGGGGTGTTCGTGGAGATATCGTTGGTCAGGTTTCTGACCACTTTGAGACGGGTGAAGGGGGAGGAGCTTGACCTCCTCCTTTGCCCACCCCATGTAGACCCGACCCCTTCTGAAATGTTCGAGGTGATCTATGGCGCTTCCACTACTGGCCCCATTGAGCGCAGCCATGATGCCGGTCACGGCGGGGGTTTCAGCGCCGGGTAGTGCGGTCGGCACGGTGGCTGGATCGCATGGAACCCAGTACGCGATCAAAGAAGCCGCCCCTCACATCAAGGGGAAGGGCGGTAAGCCCATCGACCCATGGACAACCGGCTTCATGGCGGGACTTGGCGAGACCGCTATCGGCGGCGCTGACCCCCTCTTTGCCACCACCAAGAACATTGAGATGTTCGGTGGCCCAGGCCTTGGACTCGGGGCAAGCGGGGAGGGGACCAAGGCGACGGTAGAGCGGTACGTGCCAGGCGCTCGCGCCGTGAGCCCCTACATACAGAAGGCCATCGTCCAGGACCAGGCGCTCAAGCCGCCGTCTCCCTCGACAGCGACCGGTGTGGCCCCCCTTAGCTTTGAGCCAGGGATGCTCCTCGGCGACACGTCTGTGGCAACGCCACCCCCCACCACTCCCACATTCGGGATGGGCTTTAGTCCGGTGCCCCCGCCCCCCGACCTGGACTTTGGGCGAACCTACCCGCTGCCGAGGCGTGTGTCGCCACCGCCGGCCGTTTTCGATCCCAGGCTAGAGAGCCTCCGCTCCTTCGAGCCCGCCAGCGCGTTCCCGCATGAGAGCGTTCCCGCAGACCCGCTCTTTGAGGAAGACATCGAGGTGGACTATTTCGGCAATCCTATTGACCGGCGCTGGAGGAGATAGGGATGCCTGAGTATCCAGAGAACATCGGCAGTCAGATCGCTTCAGGTCGTAACGACAAGAACTCCTACGCCCGCGTGTGGGATATGTGTACGATGTTTCTCGAAGGGCGTCAGTGGCTTGAGTTCGACCGAGACAGCAAGAGCTACAACATCAACCGTCGGGCCAGGGCGGACGGTAGCCAGCGGCAGACGGTTAACCTGCTGCTCAACATCTACCGAAACATCCTCGCCCGCCTCACGCTGAGCTACCCGTCCATCGCCGTCATGCCGGCCAGTCCGTCTAATGATGACATCATCAAGGCGAAGAGTTCTGAGATAGCGCTTCAGTACTACTGGCATCGCGAAGACATGCAGTCAAAGCTCCACAGGGCCATCCAGTGGCTGCTGGTGACCGGCACCGTGGCGATGCACAGCTACTACGACGCCGACGACGACGCCATCCACACGACCCCCATCAGCCCGTACGACGTCTTCTTCGAGGAGAAGGTCATCGAGCCATGGGACTCTCAGTGGGTTGCGCTGCGCAGTTATCATCTCGAAGAGGATGTGAAGAAGGCGTACCCACAGTACGCCGATGAGATCGATTCCACCCAAAGCGCCAGCGATGACTACTCGCTCGATAGCGAGCTTCATACGGTGCCGGATGACCGTGTGGAGTTGATGGAGGTCTACTGGCGAGACGGTCGTCACGCCATCCTTTCGGGCAACCTCTACCTCTACAAGGGCACCTGGAAGACCAAGACCTTCCCCGTGGAGATCATCCGCTACACCGAGGTCCCGGGGCGCTTGTGGGGCATCGGCCTGATGCAGCCACTGCTGGACCTTCAGCGCCTCTACAACGAACAGCGCACCCAGGTGGTTCACAACGTCAAGCTGATGGGCAACCCCAAGTGGGCCATCCCGAAGACTGCGGGCATCAACGCCTCGGCTTTGACCAATCGACCCGGTGAGAAGATTTACTTCAACCCAGCCGGCGGCGCTCCTCAGCAGATTCAGCCAGTTCCGCTTCCTGGCTACGTGCTCGACAGCATCACGCGAACACAGGCAGAGATGCACGACGTGGCCGGCATCCACTCGGTGAGCCTCGGTAAGCGCGCCGTAGGCGTGAGTTCCGGTAAGGCCATGCAGGTCCTCAGCGAGCGCGACACGTCTCAGCTCCAGGAGACTCAAAGCAACATCGAGAAGGCCATCCGGTCCCTGGCCAAGGTGGTCTTGGAGTTGATGAAGGAGCACTACGCAGAGCCAAAGATGGTTCGGATGCTCGACCAGACCGGCAAGGTCATGTACCGGGCCATCAGCAACACCAGCATCGTGGACGATCCTGAGATCTTCATCGAGGCCGGCAGCGCGTTCCGTCAGGACGCGCGGGACAGAGACCAGTACGTGCTGGACCTCCTCCAGGCAGGCCTCATCACGCCTGAGATGGCGATGAAGGAGATCTCCTTCCGTACGGGCAATGCGTTTGTTACCGAGAAGGTCGCAGCCATGTCCCACGCCAAGAAGCTGCTCGAAGCCACCAAGCGTGGGTTCGAGGTGGAGGTCTTCCTCTCCGACGACATCGCGTCGATGCTCAAGGTCTTCTCCGACTTCGTCCACACTGACGAGTTCTACGGGCTTCCAGAGGAAAGACAGCTCTACATCAGAGACGTGGTTGTTGCCCTCAGCAACCCGCAAGCAAACGACATGGAGTTCCAGCAGGCCGAATCCATGCAGAAGGTCTTCCCAAGGCAGCCCGGCCCCGGCAGCAACCTGAACCAGCAGATGGCCAACCTTGTGGCGGCTGGCTCTGGCGCTGCCCAGGGTCAGATGGCCGAGGAGTCTCTCGGAAGGGCCGGACAAGTCCAAGCGCTTGAGAGCGCGCAGTCCGCCCAGGCGGCTGGGCAGGAGGCACTCATCAGTCCCGTCTTCGGAGGTCTCGGATGACGCCAGCAGAGGTCGCTACCAAGTTCAGGCTCTACATCGATGAGCCCGACCAGACGTTCGTCTCGGATGCGGACGTTGAGATCTTCCTCGATGACGGTTATCGCGAGTTCAGAAACCTCGTGTGCGACATCAACCCTATGATCTACAACGCGATTCAGGAAGTAACACTGAGCGGCGTGAACTCGTTTGACATGGTCACGGGCACCCCATCGTTCCTCGGCGCGTCGCCCACCGCTACCGCCGGACGCCTTATCAGGCTCAACGAGTTCAATCAGGTCAATACCGATGGGGACATCACTGTGCGGTTTTCAGGCCTCACCAACCCCACGTCCCTGGATGTGGTTGGGTCGAGTTACTACCTGGCCGGAACGAAGCTCATGTTCAGCAGGAAGCTCACCGGCACCTTCCAGGTGAACTACGTGCCAGAGGGCGACATCACCTGGACGGGCACGCCAACCACCTATCTCGACGACCTCACGTCCTTCCACGACCTCATTCCGCTCCTCGCGTATCGCCAGTACGCCATCATTGATGGTGCAGAGAGCGAGCCCTTGCTTCGCCAAGCGGCCAACCGGTTCGCCAAGTTCAAAGAATACTTGCAGGCCAGGGCCCACGATGGTGGCGATTACGTCCAGCATGTGTCCTGGCTGGGGCGCTAATGGCGACTCCGGGCAACGAAGTCCAGCTGCTTGATGCAGGCATCCAGGCGAACGCACCCAGCAAGGGGTCGTTCGCTCTGAACATGTTGTTTCATAACAACTCCTGGCAAGTGCGTCGCGGGTTCGGGCAGGTTACCCAGTTCGACACCCAGATGGCGTCCCCCCTCGCTGGTGCTGCCACTGAGTGGGGCTTCAAGAAGCATCTCGGAAGCCACCTCATCAAGACCAACTTCGGCAACCTCCAGATGCTCAGCATCTTCCTCGCTGACGTAAACACATCTGACACGGGCGGCTCTTTCACCTTCTCTGCGGTCGAGGGCATCTACGTGGTCAGCATCTATGACCTCACGACCAACGAGCGATTCGAGGTGCCGCTCTACACCCACACCAACGAGACGGCGGTATCGGCGAGCTTCAACGACTCCGTGCCGGTGACCGTTGGGTCGCGCACAACCACCCAGGTGAACCTCGATGGTGTCGAGGGCATCAATCCGCAGTACCAGACAACCACAAACGCATCGTACGCTGCGTGGCTCAAGGCGAAGGACGAGTTCTTCTACTTCGAGGAGTTCAACGATGTCCTGTATTTCGGGAACTCGATAGCGGGGGCGTGGGCCTACATTCCGGCGTCGTTCAATGGACTGCGCACCACCACAGTCGATGAGAATAACTATCATGAGTCAGCGCTGGCTTATGGTGAGTCGAGTATGATCACGCCCGTGGTCTTGAGCCCTGGCATCAACCCAGAATCATTCGATTACGTGCGAACCTCCGACATGGCCAACCCGGTGGATGCGGCAGTGGTGCAGAACCGGCTCGTCTATGCCTCAGGCAAGACGCTCTTTTGGAATGACCCCGGATTCGCCAACGCCATCACCGGCAACAACGTCATGGATGTTCCCTCAGAGGAGCTGATTACATGCATCGCGGAGTTGAACTCGAACCTCATCATCTTCACAAAGAACGAGATGTGGCTCTACCAACCGTCCATGGGAGACATTGTTGTCGATGGGCGGCTGACCAGGGTGAGCGACACGGTGGGGTGCGTGGGTTCGAGCGCTGTGGCCAAGGTGGACGGAAGCCTTGTGTGGGTAGACACGGGCGGCGTTTACACTACGTCCAATGGCATCAGCATGAGCCGTCTTTCGGGGGAGATACTCCCCTTCTTTACCCGGCAGGGGATGAGCAACCCGCTTACATCCTACTTCGTCTCGACGCCCCGCTTTGGCCACACGACGCTCAGCGGAGAGCAGCCGATGACCACCCTTCGATTCGACTCGGAGGGGGTCAAGTGCATCTACGTGGCGGCGATGAAGCTGCTCGCTATCTCGATCCCGAAGCTCAGCGGGGCCCTCGTCCTGACGAACGGAAAGTGGTCGTGGTGGACATTTGAGTCAAGCGTTGCGGACGATGGCGCGGGCACCGCCGTTGTCGGCGTGACGCAGAACGTCCCATCACCATGGGTCCTCGGCTATCAGGAC